ATGGATAGAATAGACAAATCTGAGAAATCGTTACAATCAGAAAAGAAGACTATAAAATCTTTAGAGCTGCATGGTCGTAAAGAAATAGAAGATTTTTTTAAAGATGAATTAGAAGGCAAAAGCCATCTTAAAGAATTTGTAGATTCTCTTATGACAAAACCAAATGGTTTTACTCTTGGACTTCCTTCTCATTATATTGTTGATGGTCAAGAGGTAATTGTAAATCGTAGAGTGCAAGAGGTAGTGATTTTCCACAGCTAATACAATTTAAATATACAATGTCTATTTTCTTTGAAAGGAAAAATTGATTATCCTTTTCACAACAAGGACATTTTATAACTATTTTATTCATTACTTTTATATTATATAATTAAACTTTTTATAATGCAAAAGTAATGAATAAATTTGAAAGTAACAAGTCTTTACACCTCTTTACAAGGGTTATACTGTAAGATTGTATATAGTTACCATAATTAAAAAATCATGAAACAAATAGATATAGAGGTTAGTACTACAATCAGTATGACCTATGATCCGGAATCAGAAGAGTTTAAATCTGCACTTGAAAGTTATAGAGATGCGATAGAGGACGGTGCTAGTGAAGAAGATATGCTCCGGCAGATAGCATGGTACATCACTGCATTCGGCACAGAAAACATGATAGAGGGTATCGGTTATGTATCTGTGGATGGTGAAAAGAATGGTGATCCAGAAGACTGGTGCGGAGTAGATATCGTGAATAGCCTCAATATAAATGATACTCCGGATTTTCAAACAGCGATAATTTAACCTATAATAACATGTGCGTACTGATTTACGACGGGGATGTAGAAATACAATCCCCTAAACAACTAGAGGATCATTTCCCGCAAATCACGAAAATGATCCCAGCGGAAGGGTATGACAATATCATACCGGAATCTTGCCTGTGCCAAGTGGACATAGAGAATACTCTTGATAGTGCCGGAATAAAGTATATTGAAGATTGCGGGGACTATATAATCATTAATTCATGGGAATAAGCCAAATTGTCCGGGACGAGAGAGGATTGAAAAAGCTTCTTCGATCGTCCACTGGATTAAAAGTATTCGAAGCTAGGTACGTCGGATGTTACAACGGATTTATAAGCTTGTCAGACGAGGCGATACTAGACAAAGCCCATATCACTTTTTACAGGGGAAACTGGGATTGTAATAATGGAGGAATATACAAAATATGTATTTATACCCCTTCCATTGGGAACAGGGCAAATGTACCATACATCCAGTCTATCGTGCGTAAGATAACTAATGCCTTGGATATCCGCTTCGGAAAAGATGGATGGAATGAGTGTAACCGATCATTGCTTGAACGATGGAGACCGTTAAGCAGATTCTCGTTCTATTTGCAGTTGCCTAATTTCAGAGATATCATAACAGGCACATCAAGTGCCTAATCCGGGCCATCACCTCATAGAAGTTGATAGGCTCGAAATCCAAGGAATCCGTGAGGCGGTCTATCTCCCGTCTTACGGATTCCTTCTTTGCGTGTCCTTTATTTTTGGTTTTCTTAGTCATCCATGGCGCACATGTAAATCCAGACCTTGCCTTCAGGAGCGTCATCATCCATGAAGTAGAAATTGACAGCGTCCTCGATGATCTTTTTCTCGGCATCCGGACCGAACCATTCCGTGAACTTTACTTCCTTGTCGTGCCACGCTGAATTTAGCGCAACGTAAACATCCCAAATATTAGCGTTGCCCGGTACGCTCATGCCTTTAGCTACGGCGGTTACTTGCTGGATGTTCCAGTGCTCACCCTTATCCTCCCCCGACTTGCCTTTATGGTGCATTGCCGCCACGTCCATCTTAGCGAAATGCTCATTATAATGAGGACCGCAAAAAACCTCATGTATATCACGTATGGCCTCGTCATACGTGTCGGGATCTTTCTCTTTTAGACACTCCATCGCCTCGTCCAGCTCGCATATGGCCTCCCACATCTTTTTCTCGGATACCATCCCTTTCGAATGATAGTCCTTCATCAATTCCTTGTATCTCATACCCTGTCATTTATTTTATTCTGTGAATATTGATTTCAGTTCCAGAAAATCCGCTTCCGTTATACGGATAGCGTTAGTGTCACCAAGGATAAAATTCATGAGTCCGTTATCCGGAAGCTCTATCAAGATGGAGCCTTCCCCGATCGTACCCTTCAAGAATCCTTGCTCGAACTTATACGGCTTCATGCTCTTGAATACGTTCATGGCGTCATCGAATAGCTCTTCCTTGTCATAATTGCCGTTCTCGTCAGCGACGAACATCATAAAACCCTCTACCTTATCAGTGATCTCCTTGTCCTTTTGCACGAGGATGTTATGGACACCCCTTTTAAGATACTTTCCAAGAGGCTTGAACGCCGTGTTCCCGGAGACGAAAGAGTCAACCCTTTCCTCCGCCCATATCTCCACCGAGTTCACCAACCGGCTCTTTAATTCCAACGCTTGCTGTTTAAGTTCCATGATTTCGATTAATTAGGTTGTTTCTTCTTGCCACTATTCTTCAGCTTTAGGAACTCAGCGTAGGGCATATCGGCGTATTTAGACGTATACTCATTAAAGAGCGCTATATTCTTGTTCGCTTCCTCCGAGGCCGATTTCTTGACCCTCTTGGTGATTGTCATAAGGCTGTCCAGTATCTCCTTCCCGTCCTTGGACTCTTCCACGATCGGGCGCATGATTCTCATGTATTCCCGGTTAAGTATGCCCATCAGAGTGTTTTGCGCCTTCTGGTATTCCGGGTCGTTGTTTAACGCCTCAATCTCCATGTCCGTCATATCATTAACGGCCTTGTCCATCTCATCCCATAAGGGAGATTGGCTTCTTTTGGGGTTATTCTGAGGATTTAACACCCGTTGTTTCTGCGCTTGTATCTGATTGAGGGTCTCTTGCAACTGACGTTCATAAGCCTCCATCTCATTGCTCATGTTACCGTTAGACCCCAATAGCGGGTCACCTCCTATGTATACGTTATTTAATGCCATAATATCTTTTGTTAGTGGTTGGTAATAGGAAAGTGGTAAGCCCCGAGGGGCTACCACTAACTTTTCTTTCTCTTGCTAACCTTAGCCTTCGCCTTGGGCTTGGGCTTCGGATCATCAAGCTGTCTCAGCGGGGGCGCTTGTCTGGGGAAACCCACAGCAGCTACGGTAACTCCCATAACCGGTAACGACAGGGGTGTTAGGCAATACCAGCTCACCCTTGATGTTACGACAATCAAGCTGTCTCGTGTAGTTGACAGAAGCCGTGAACGCCTTGTCAATCTCGCACTGGATCAGACGATCTTGGTAAGGACGGATAGCGGCACCTACGGCTACCTCTTTCTCCAAATGGCTGATACGGGCGTTCAACACGTCAAAACCGTCACGTTGACTCTTGTACAGGCCAAACGCCGCATTGTTCAGCTTTTCGGTCTGATAATCGTTAAGATCACGGATAGTCTTGTAGTTTCCGAAATCACCGTTTACCTGTGATTGGTAAAGCTGGAATTTCTCGGCTACATCCGTATTACGATGGTCGTAATCAGCTTGCATGCCTGATACTTTCAATCCCCACATTGCGTTTGTAAGCGATAACGCCTCCTCGCAACCTTTTTCCCATGCCATGAACGCCGTCGGAGCGCTTGCCCCTGAACCTCCACCGCCTCCCGTAGTCGTGTTGATGTTAACGTTCTCCGGCATACCGGCTCCCCAGCCACCGCCGAACAAGCCGCCACGGTTACGTGACACCGCCCAAGCTCCAAGAGCCGTGCCAATGATACCCAATGTCAAGCCGGCGTTGCCCACGCCCTTGCTTGCGTAATCCTTGTGCTCATCCTCATGGACGATCTCTTTTTCTTTAATGATTTTCTCTGCTTCCATATGTGAAGTTTTTTATGGTCATATCCGGGTTATCCCGGACACCGCAAAAATCCACAGAAGTGCCTTGCTAAATAAATATCTCCTTGCTAGCTTGTTGCGAAGTTGTTGCTAGTTCTTTGCGGAAGGGGATGAGACAAAAAAAGCGCCGCCAATTTGTGTTGACGACGCTTTTGCCTTTTAAGGGAGGCTTTATAATGATATGGAAAGGAGCTACTCATTATTATCCTTAACATTGTTGGATTTATCGTTTGCCAAAAAATGACCCCTTAATACTATTAATCCAAGACCTATAATATTTACGGTTGTTGTTGATAATATTGTAATCATAATATTAGGAGGAATATTTATTTGAACGAACCCGCTAACAAATGGAATTTTAGAATAGCATAACACAACTATAGACAATACAACAAATAAATATAAGGCTATAACCCTTAAAGACCACTTTTCCAGCCTCCTTCTCGCTTTCGTGTTTTCTATCACACGATGCAAGTGGGTGAGCTCCTTGCATTTGTTTATATTTTCATCCGTGGTTTCCGAATCCAATAATGTATTGACGGTTTCCAATATATCAAGGTCTTTTTTTGTTTCCTTAAATGGCTTGCTGAATATAAAACGGATCCAGTAAGGAATGTAATAACCTATATGTATCACATAATGATACTATCTAATTTGACTATTGGAGCTAAATAAATCATCATTATTACTCATCCAAATATCCTATTTTGCGATTTTGAGAAATAATTCTTTATAAGATCATTTTCTATTCTGGTATTCCAAGGTCTCTGACTCTTTATGTCCCCTTTTTCATCTTTCTCATAGATCGTATCATACCAAGGAGATCCTTCCACATGAGACCATCTAGTAAGCGATATAGCACTTTTATTATACATGCTATTAACAACCTCCACTATCAGATTTAAAGCCTTGGGATCCGCCTTATATTCGGCTACCTTTTCTGGGGGGAAAGATTTTATAATCTCACTCGTGTCCACCTTTTTATTGGGTTTAGGAAATACAGGGCCATATGTCCAAGCCTTAGGTGTATCATCCGAGAATAACGCCTTACCTGTATCAGCCAAATACGCACCGTAAACATAAAACAATATCTTATTGATCTGTGTCTTATTTAACAATACCATATGCTTTCTTTGAGCGGTGTATTGTATTAACCGTGCGTAATCTATGCTAGTCAGTGCCATCTTTACTTTATTCTCATGTTATCTATTAAATAAATCGATACTTATATAGGTATAACAAAGCCCCGATACGGATTGTTGCACCGCCGAGGCTAAATTATTTCCTTTTACGCCGCAAAGGTCGCACAAAATTTTGTTATATGAAAATTTTTTCATAGACAAATCACATGCCTTACAACATAACGCACCCTCAGACCGTACCGGATAGCTCCTCTTTGACGCTCTCCACCGTCCTCCTCAGGTAGTAACTCCTCCTTATCCTGTCCGGGTACAAGTTACGCATCCGGTTGACGGCTTGCCTCGTCATTCCAGTCAGATCGGATATGATATTGTCGCTCAACTTGCGATCGGCCAGTATGGTTATAGCCACTCCCCTAGCGTCAACGTTTCTCTCCTTGTTGTTGCTAAACATCATTACCGGATCGGTCCCGCACTCCTTGCAGACTGCCTCTATCACTTTTTTGTAAAAAATTTCCACCTTATTCATAAACTTTTTATTTCGTGGTTTGTTTTACTATCAAAGCCGGGCACAAAAAATGCACGGCAGAAAGACATATAAGAATCTTCCCGTCGTGCGTGGCATGAAAAAATAATCAAACTTCCGATCCGATTATTTAGGGAAGATTCTTTTTCTTTATCCTCCCTTTCCGGTTCGTTCTCACGAAGTCACCATCAAACTAATATTAAATTAATCATGAACAAAAAACGTCAGCCCTTGTTATTCATATAACGCATTCATTCTATTATCAGAGGTTTCTCGGGCGTGAGCCATGGAAGCCTCACCAAATTCTATAAAACCCACCTATCCCGACATAGGGTGACAAGCCATTCTTACCGATCCCATAACCTGCTATAACTCCTATTCCCCATCTACGTGGATTCATTGTCTTGGTTATATACTCAGTCCTTCTATAAACCTCGATGTAATCAAGATTAGGCTTGTAACCCGAAATTGAAAGCCGGTAATCATCCGTCTTGTACTCCTTGCTGGTTATGGGTACCGGAACATATACAGGTTCCTTTACCGTGTCACCGTCCAACGTGATATAAACAGGGAACGGCTCCGGTATCGTCCGCACCAATGTCTCATAGACTGGGTACGGAATGCTGTCATGTATCGTGTCAACATAAGTAGACGTGTCGGTCTTGGATATCGAATCACTGGCCACATCCCCCCGGATATGGTAGCCAGCCGTGAAACTGGCTACCAAGCACACTAGTATTAATATAACCTGCCATGCTCTCATAACAGATTCAACCCCGCAATAACATCCGACATATCAGCCTCCCTACCATTCTCCACCTTGCTCATCCCGCCCACGATCCGGATCATCTGCTCACGAGCGTTGATGTTGATAGGATCATCAGCCGGGATACCAGCATAATCTGATACGGCCTTAATGTAAGCGTCCGTATCGTTCTCGTTTTCCGGTGCCCAGCGACCTATCATCTTGCGGATCGTGTCCAGCTTATAGTTCCGGTAATAGTTAGACAGGATCTTGAAGATCGCCCGATAGCCATAGGCCATAGTCTCGAACTGCTTAAACGACTTGTCCTTGCTCGGACGTATCTCACCTTGGAACAAGTCTCCGTTGATCCGGATGTTTCCCGGGTTGTTGTTCCGATACCCACGAGGTAAATTATTTTTCCCCATATTTTACTCTCCTTTCTTCTTTTTATTCATGGCATTGGATAAAGCGTTTGTCAAAGCGTCCTCCAAAACCTTTTGCGTTACAACCTTACCGATCATGTCGGCTGTCTTACTCGCCTGCCTCCTTTGTTTGGCGTCAGCCTTCTCCCAGATAGACCTAACCTCCGTTATCAAGATAAATACGGTCACTATCGAGGATACGACCGGGACATTGGTCAAGAAAGGCAGATGGATAAATTCCCAGAACCGGCACACGTAGCAAACCGAGTCTATCCCGCACGCTATACATACGCTACCAGCGTAAAGTATGAACTTACTGACCGTCCTACGCATGCCGTACGAATTACGCTCCTCGCCCCTCAATTTAGCCTTGTAATAACCCGAGGCGAAATCCCACCCCATCGCCACCATAACGATGAACATCTCAAACACGACTACAGTCAGTAGCTCCCTCATACTGCAAATCATCTTAAAAAACTCCATTCTTCCGATCCTTTTTTTTTTAATTAGTTAAACAACCACTATGCTCTCATCCTCTCTCGCCGCCTCCCACTCGGCGAAATCGCTATCCACACGGTCTTTCAACGCCTTCCTTTCGTTAAGGAACGTCTTATAAGACTCCACGTACGACAAGTCCAGTATGCCCAGCTGGGCGGCGTTGTAGTCGTTCAGCTTCTTTTGCTCCACGTCCTTGTCCCATAGGGCGTTGATACAGGCCTCCAATATCTTGTTGGCCGTCAACGTGGGCCATACCCTGACCTCGTTGTAACTATAGGAGATCACGGGGGCCATATCGTCACCCATCTCCCTTGTCTCCTCTCTAACGTCCCACCGGTAAAGGTAGGATCCGTCACCGTCCTTTTCCATAGTGATCGGTATAGTGTCGCTATATGTTCTTTTCATGTCTTGTTATTTAATCGTTATACAAAAAAATTCCCGACGTGATACGTGCGGCTACGCCGACGTTTTACGAAATTCGGGGAAAAAGCAAAGGCGCGAACCGAAGTAACGAGCCGCAGCGGAAGGCGCAAGATTCGCATTCACGCAAGCGAGGCCCGCAATCGACCCGTAGTCCGCATTACCGCCAACCAGCACCACCTGCATGCGGTTAGCCGATGTGTAGGTGTAGTAGTAGTCGCACCAGTAGGTAGAGGAGCTACCGCCGACCTCCGTGGCCACTATATCGCCATCTTCCCCAAGCAACATCTTCTTGGCATAACCGTTTGTACGGCAGATATTGCCCTTTTTGTCATAGCCGGTGTAAGAGGTGTCGCTGAAATTCGACGGGTCATCGGTAGTCCATAATATGGATAATCCCGCATCGCCCGTGGTGACCTGTATATTGGCCCCGTCAGTATATTTCCATATATGGCCGAACGGATTCTCTATACCACGATACCTGTTAGCCATCAACGTGGCGTGAGTACCGCCGGAAGCGTTCTTCACCACATATGCCTTCTCTCCCGAGCCGTTCCCGAACTCGTTGGTATAGCCGCATGGAATAAGCGGATTTGTGTTATTGAAGTTAGTCCAATCCGTCATTTGCGTCAGTCCCGGACCTAAGCCACCTTGGGCGAAACCGTTAGCGTCCTTCTGGGCGTTGAAAGGCTTCTGGCTGTCCAGCGTGGCGTACTCGACGGCGAATAACCAGAACAGTATCTTGTGGGCGTTGTAGGTGTACATCTCCCATCCGCTGCCTCTTTTCCTCGCGGCTTGCCGGAATTGGTCTCGGGTGAGGTTGGTGACGGGACGGCCTAGCAAGGAACGGTAGGTGCCGTCCCATTCGGCGGTGTTGTCACCACCACGATATTCATTATAAGTTGAATCAACACCCAGACGAGACATAAGAAGATCTTTGCTTCTGTATATTGTAGCCTCATATGAACTTATAAAAAAATCATCCACGTATTTATATCCTGGTAATGGGATTGCAGATATCATGCATCTAAACTTGGTACCATTGAAGTAAAATTTATACCAATGTCTAGGTATCATTGTCATTATTGAAAAATTTTCAGGTTCACCGGAAGCTAGTTGAACGTCTGAATCGCTCCAACTGGTTCCAAGATATTTATTTATCCCACCTTTATTATCCAAAACGGCTCCTTTCATCTTACTCTGGATAGGTAACTCCCTATGCAATTGCATATTACCTACTCTAACTCCATCAGGACTAGATGATGCAGTATCCCATTCAACACCGTATGCATATCTTTCTTCTAGATCTGGTATATCTTCCCAAGCGGGGGTCCACTCGGTGGAGATGTCGCCGTACTCGAGCTTGATCTTGTGGATGGTGGAGGGATTTGTTGGTTTGTTACCGTAAGGATAGCTAAATATATTCAAGAATGTACTATTCGCAGTCGTTCCACTATTATTGACTAAATTCCAAGAGAATGTAGCAATTCCTTTTCCGTTTGTCGGTGTTATGATAGGTACAGGTTTTCCTGCACCTACTGCATCTCCACTATTGAACAACGCAAATCCAGTTGTCCCTTCTCCTAATTCACCCCATATAGTTACAGTGACCTGCGTCCCATCGGGTATCTGTTCCGCCAACCAATAATCAGCGATCTTGTAACTAGAGTTACTTACCTCCTTCCCCGATCCCAACAACAGATTCCTCCCGTACACGGGCAGCTTGCGGTACTTACCGTCGGCCATCAGAGACTTATCCTTGTCTCCCTTGGTCTCCAGAGTTATCGACACGTCCGGATCGTCATTTTGGGCCTTGTCCGGCGTTATGGTTATCTGGCCGTTAGACGGGGTGGATGTGACAACGGGCTTTAACTTATTAACGTCCGTCCTTAGACCGGTGACCAGATTCCGGATATCCGTATCGTCGTAATTATCCAATCCATCCAACTTACCCTTATCTTCGTCTGTATAATTATTGTCCGTATGGACGTAATTAGCGTCCTTTACGATGTGATCGTCATTTGTTAATTGGGATGTCTTGGTTGGGATCAAAGCTGTTATCTCCGCACGCAAGTCATTGAGAAGACCGGTTAGGGTTTCCTTATCCGTAATACCCTGCAAAAAAAGCTCGATCTCATGGAAGGTATCTATAGCGTCGCTCGCTCCATCACCCAATAACGTGTCGATATCCGCCTTGATAGAGGCGATCTCACTCCTGACCCATTCATCATCATAGTTGGATAAGCCGTTGATCTTAGATAACAGCTCATCCGTAAGGTCGTTTGTGCTAAGTCCCTTCCCTTTGATCTTCTCGACAAACCTATCGTCAATCTGTCCGGACGTGTAATAACCTGACAAGATACTCGTGACCTCCGCAAGTATTTGCTTTTTCAAATCCAGCAACACTCCGGCCATATCCTTATCCTCTGTCATACCGGACAAGAACTCCACCACCTCCTGCCATCTGTTGATGACATTGTCCGCGTCCGGATCTCCCGTTATAAACGTGGACAGATCGGAAGCAACTTTCCTTATGGCCGTGTCAAGATCCCCCTCTACCTCCTTCGCCCTGCTGATCTCGGAGGTTAAAGCCTCTCTTAACGCCGTGTCATCGTAATTACTCAATCCGTCGAGCTTTTCCAAAAGAGCGTCCGTCAAGTTGTTATCCGTATGCGTGTAATCGGCATCGGTTACGATATTATCCGGTAGAATGGGTATGCCTAACTCCTCTAGGGACTTATCCCCGACCAACTCAACCCCGTTGATCCGTGGTTTATTGGTCATACTTTCATAATCTTCGGTTCCTACGGCAGGAACGGATATATCTCCCGTTAGCCTTACCGTTGTCACCTTGACGCTGCCGCATCCCGTATCTCCACCTACGGAGCACGACCGTGGGATAAGACGGAACGCATCGCAAGCGTCTACGGTGTACATGCCCTCCTTCCCTTTGTTCTCGATAAGGGTCAGCGTATAGACACCGTTATAATCTTGGTCTTTACCTAGGTAGGTGAATCGTATCACGTTATCCCGGAAGTGGAGGTCTTTTACCGCCATCTTCTTATAGCCATTGGTCATGAAGACGCTAATGTTCTTGCCATCCAAAGACTCGGGCTTACCGTCCCGGAAGATGGTCCATTCTATATTGATGTCGTTTCCTATGCGAATAGCTTCCATATTATTGAAGGGTGAAGGGGTCTATTATTTTAAAAGATTCTCCATCTCCATTGGACACAATAATCTTTCCTTGGCAACTCTCGGAGATTTGAAAGACATAGTCTGATCCAGCTTTAAAAGATCCTAATACCGTACATCCTTTAAGAGAACCTGAAATTTGGAGTCTAGCCTGTCCTTCGATGTTAAATAGGTTATTAGTCACCATTAAATTTGCGCCATTCAATAATATATCTACATAATTATTTACCGTATTACCGCTAACTTCCATAGCGACATCATCTATATTAAGTCTATATCTCATATCATTAGTATCTATTTTTGAGTCAACGGTTCCTTTAACAGCTATGAAAAAAGACTTATTTGAGCTATTTTTCTTTATCCTGGCAGAACCTATCGATGGTTTTGCCACACTAAGGACATACACAGCAGTATTGGTTATACTATCAAGAATATATATTTCATTATTCATTGCCTTGCCATCCAAGGAAGCGTCCATAACCGAATCCTCGCTAATGCCATTATATGAATTTAAAAAAGTAAAAGTAAAAAACGGTACAGGACCATTTGTCACCTTTTTAAAAATATTTGAGTCTATTTTCCATTTTATGTTCTTAAAATCAAAATCAGCCTCATTTCCATATTCGTCTATAAGCCTATAAATATATCCTTTCCCACTCTCATGAGCGATTGGATACGATTTAGTATCATTATTGATATCATACCATATTTCCCAAGATCCTAGGTCTGATCCGGCGAAGTAATCATCACCTTCACGCATTATGGCAGATGCTTTACGTTCTAGTTTATTGGAAGATTTAGCCGTGACGATAATGTCAAAAGGTTTCTCCGCTGAAACAGCCTTGTATTTATCATTTACTTTAGTTACATAATCTGTGATCCTGTACTTGTTCCCTGCGACAAGAGAGCTTGCCTGAATCAAAGATACTATCTCCTGATAGGTTACAGAAATCATTGTTGAGCCGCCAGAACCAGCCAAATCATATTCTTGCCCATTTACATTTATTTTTCTGATTGTTCCCATATTTTTATTTATTTGATTGTTAATACTCCATCAGCAACCGTTGTTTGCGAATCGGAAATAAAAAAGGTTTCACCCGACACTTCCGCTTGTATATTTTTAGTAAAAACCAAAACACTACCTGAAACAAAAGCCTTTGTTATCCCAACTCCGGACTGTAACAAGGCTAACAAATCCTTTATCTGATTAGATTGCTCATCTATAATAGCCTTAAGCTCTTCGTTATTATTATTAAATTTATTGTTTAAACCTATAACTTTCGAATCTGTAGCATCATTTATCCTATCTTCCAAGCTAGGGATTAATACAGTTCCATCTTCCAATATAGACAAAGCGTTTTCTCGCGAGTTATCATCACGTCCTATCCCATAGGAAAACAGCACATTTTTATTATTTAGTGTTGGCTTATTAAAACGACCAAAAGAAACGCCATAATCCGAATTTACAAGCAGCCACTTCCCATGACAAAACGCCAACCTTGCAGGGGCTATATTACCTATAGTGCAATACTCTCCTCCTACATGTGAAAAAGAGCATCCCGGATAAACCTCATTACTATATCCTTCCACATGAACACAGAAGTTTTGGTCTGTATATTCTCTCCCCGAAAACAGAACATTATTGTATCCTTCCACATGATTTGCCTTATGTACTATTGGGGCACTATGTGAATAATATAAATCACCGCATATATTATTATATCCTTCTACGTGGCTTGTGTTATCACAAATAAAATTGTTACATCCCTCGAGGTGGCTTCGGGTGCCAATTGAAATGTTCAGAGCGAACTTCTCTCGTATAGATACAGCGTCAAAAAATAATGAGTGCTCAATATTTTCAGAGTTATAGACTCCGTAATCTTCTATGAAAGTCCTTAAAGACTCTCCACTCGTATCAAAAATAGGCCGATCCGCTATGCCTCCTACGGTATTTTCAATAAAATAAGGCTGGGTGCCTATTGATCCTCCTTCTACATGCGAACCATCTCCTAAACAATAAGAATATAATCCCTCTACATGCGATTGCGCTCCTAAGCACCATGTTCCCCTGCCCTCGGCGTGACCCTCGCTAGCGAACACATTCGTTTCGTAACCCTCCGCATGCGCCCTAGGACCGGTAGCGTTGGTATTCATACCCTCTGCGTGGGCGTAATTTCCTGCCGCCTTGTTATTCTCATAGTCATTGAATATCTCGGCGTTCTTGTAACCCGAGTAGTTTTGACCTACACCAAAGGCAAGGCTGTCCAATTCGATAAAATCCCCGTTTGCGCTTTTATCAACGGAGGATTTAAAAATATAATATCTATCGGCTATGATATTATCCGTAGGGACAAACACGTTCCCCGCCCCATTTCCGTCTTGGCCGGGCTTGCCTTGTGGGATACCTAAATCCAAAGCATAAATAGGTACACCTTCTGTGGTCTCCCCTCTCAAGACAAAGCCAGCCGTTGCCGAGCTATTAAAAGGAAGGGTGGAGACCGTACCGATAGAGACGACCGGAGGATCTCCCGGAGTTCCCTTCGGACCGGTTAGCAAGGATAATTCCACCAACACATTCCATCCGGGATTTCCAACATACCTCCATTGGATATCCGTAGACGAAGAGGCTAGTTCTATCTCCCTACCGTCAAGTCCCTTAAGTATAGCCATGGGGACTCTCACTAATTCCTCCTTAGCGGAAATACCGGGCAAAGATGACACGGAGGATATAGAGTCAATCTCCTTGAACTGACTTAAATCCTTGGACTCCTCCGCTAAGATCTTTTTACTCTCAGCGGCGATCGCACGTAAATCCTCGGGCGTTAGAGTAAAGCCGGAAGACAATGTAAGATCCCCTACAGCCATATTATCGTATGTTATTCTTGTTTAAGGAAAATATTTGCCGCATCGTCTATCACGGTTGACAATATAGCCTTGCAGTCTTCGTCCGAGACTCCATCTTCCAAGACTATCGATTTCCTGCCTTTGTCCACAATGTTTACATAACCGAACCTAAGCTCTCCTTTTTTGACCGAGGCCAATACCTCTGTTACCTTTTCGCCCGCATTCCGTGTTGTCTCATAGGAGATATCATAATCTCCTACCGTGTTTTTGTATTTGCTTCTCAATACAGATGATAATGTTGATAGTGCCATGTTAATTTCCCCTTTCTATAATGTTATAAATTTGCCCGTTACACTCGTAGGCCAGAGATCCCACACGTACCCCGTCCTTGATAAAAGAGCCTGTTATCCGGTCTATCCGCTCATCGGTCTTGACCGAGGCGAAATACTGTATCTTGATACCGGCCACGTCCGAGTAGCCGTTTATTGTCCTTGTGTCGCTCGTTATCTCCATGGTCTTACACGTTTAAAAGGTCGAAGATCTGCCCGAAAGCGCCGGCGGTCAATGTCTTGTTGCAGCATTTCTTTATCAATAGGGATTCCTTGTCGCTGATGTCCATATCGCCATCGGCGGCGTTGATCCTTGTCATTAGCTTGTAGGACTCATATTTCTCGTCCTCGTTCATCTCATCGCCGGAAGAGTAAAGCCTAGCGCATACTATATCTTTGATAATCTGTACTTTTCCGAACTCGTCCTTCATGTCTTCCCCCTTAAAGGTCTTTAGGGGTTTGTTGAAATTTACTTTCATGATTTACTGTATTTTAGTTGTTAATAATTATTCTATATATAAAAGTCCCGTAGCGGAATCCCATTTGACATTATATCTAGTCCCTGATGTGGATTCAGTGTTTACTTGTGTTACCGAAGGCATAAGATCCATACGTAAAACGGTACGCCATATTCCTGGCGAGTCGTTTGAGAACTTCTTGGTCCCAAGCTGTATCTCTCTTATCCCATGCTCGCAATACAAAAAATTCATGAACCCACTATCATTTCTGGTAGACTCACATTCTAATTTTACCATATTAGAATCGTCTGCGTTAGTGACCGCTACTTTTATGGCGGTTCTCGGGACTTCGACCATAGTTCTTATCGCCAGTGATTTTTTGATGAACAAGGACGCTGTCCCCGCATCATTCGTTGTCCTATAATTATATCCTACGCTCAGTTTATACGTTGACTCATTGCTATCAGATATCCCGATCTCACATCTGCTTGAGTCCATGTACATCTTATAACTCCCGTAATATTCATTATTCGTTGTTCCATAAAGCTGATTATTGTTAATCGCAAATCCTCCAATTGTACCCCTTACTGCGTCCAAACTGGTTGCGTATAGATTATCTACGTCGATCATAGATGTCTTGAAATATCCATTAACTATCACAGTGGCAGAAGTTAAGGCCTTTATTATGCTAGCCTCCTTACTCCATGCAGGAAGATTGTTAATAGCTTCTTGCGCTGATCCGGCTGTAGTTACGGCTTTAGCGGCATTTGATATGGCCGTAGCTGCGTCTTGAATAGCCTTGGAAGCGTTTGAATATGCTGTACTGGCAGTCGATTCGGCAGACGAAGCCTTACTCCATGCGCTAGAAGCGTCAGACAAGGCTTCGTTAGCTTTCGATAGAGCCGAACTAGCATTACTGCTAGCGTTATTGATCGTATTTTTGACATCCGTATTGAACATATTGAATGTCACCGCCCCTACAAGATTGATCCTCTCCGCCTTGATCGTGATGGTGGTTGCCGTCTGGTTGATATACGATATGATATTATCGCCGTTCTCCAAGCTCTTGGCGGCGAACAACGTATTTCCCTGCGTAGTGTTGATCCATCCCGCCGTGTCTATCTCATTCCTTATATTATCCACCCTCGTTGATATGGCCGATATTTGCCCTGCGGTAATATTCAATTGAGAATCATACTTGGTATACACCTTACCTGTTTCCTCATCCACATAATCCTTCGTTGCCGCCAGCTTGATAGACTCTTCTGTTTGCTCTATCCTTGTCTCCAACCTGATAATGGCATCCGCCAAGTTATCGATAAACAAGGAAACACCATAAATCAGTATTTCCCCATCGAAAGATATACGGAAATCGCCACGTTCGTCCCATTTCCCCGCTTTCGAAATCTTACGATACGAGGATGATGGTTCCAAGGACATGGAGACATAAAGGCTTGATCCCTCGAAACCTGCGGTCAATATCCCCGCCTTAACAACCCGGTAATGTAATGAGAAGGAATAGTCATACTCGGTCGCCTCGGTCTCATGTGACGGTATGTTTATAACGTCATTCCGCTGGAGGATATACGAGTCACTGATACGTAAGACATTTCTGTTGCCGTCTTGATAAATATCTGAAACTCCCCTCTTCTCTGACAGGAAAGAATCATTGGCGTAAATAAACGATCCGTCATGTCCCCAAAAACTTATTGAGTTCTCTGTCACCCAATAGTCCGTATTTTGGGAGAATGAGCTATTTTTCAATATATTGCCCGGCTCTAATGATATATCGTTCCTGATGCCTTCGATTGAACTCTCGAATTTCCCGTTCATTATGGAAAATTCCTGCTCGATCGTATTACCTGTATCAAGGATGTAGGTCGAATTTTCAAAGTAAGCCCCGTTACCGTAAATCCCCCAAACACCGGTCAAATCTATACCGTTTTTGGTTCTTATCCCGGAAAGATTTCCGATACGTGCCTTGGTCGCGTTATCGGGGTCTGTCTTCATCCCATACACGACATCCATATATGGAGCGCCGATCTCGTCGATCGTAGTAATCTTGACAATACCCTTTCTGGTAGAATCAGCCACGCTATCTATACGGGTTAATACATCTCCTTGCGCAATGTCGGCTTTATCACCGGCAAAGTTGACAAACGTAATCCAGTCCAAGCGATCTTCACCGTCCGATAAATTACCGATGCCGACTTGATCAACCCGAAGTTCGTATTGCTTGATGATATTGTAATCATTCTCCCCTGTCGGCATTCCCCCAAAATGTTGGACCATCAATATATCCCCCGAACGGAACGGATTGTAGAGCACGCCGTTCCCCGTGTCCAAGTAAATCCTTCCGGTCGCATGGTCGTAATACTCCACCTTCATCATCCCTGAGAATATCACGTTGTCGTTTTCGCCACGAAGCTGAGAGACGATGAACTCATAGACCCGGAGACTGCCTCTCACATTTATATCGTCTATCTCTAAACGGAATTTCTGTTCCTCTACACCAGCCGAGTTAACCCGTTTATATGGAGCAATATCCCAACCGAAGCCATTAGGGAAACCGGATATAAACGTATGGGAACCCACTCGTTTCTTGAATAAAACATTCCCACGGAACCATGACTCATCAAATATGGCACGACCATCGGCCTTGATCTCCCAGCCCTTGCCGTCCATGCCGTCGAGGAAGATGGAGGAGCCTATCTTTTTGTCGAATAAAATATCCTCATGGGCGATATCGGGTATGTCCTTACGAAGGTAACGTTTGTCGTTATCCTGTTTTACCTTGTTTATCTCATATAATGTCCGCAGAGCGGAGAAAACATTCTCGTCCGAGGCGGCGGTAGTATCCTCTTTCTTTATGATATACACCCCGAAAGAACCGCTACCTTGGTTGACGTACGTGTTATCCTTATATTGGATATTCTCCAACTTACGCTCCAATTCCCCCAACCGGGAGTAAGCAGCGCTCTCTCCTACCGTATAGGAAGGCGAATCATATGGGATATCAAGTTTTTTCTCGAAACCCAATACCCTAGATTCCCGCCCATTCTCAAAATAGGCCTTATTGATAAGCCTGACACGCTGTCCTACGGATAGATCAATCGCCTTTTCCGGGTTCAATATACCATTATTCTCATCGTAGCCGGAAGCGTAGTATGAGTTAAGGACGCATGTGTAAGTGGAAGGGTCCGACACGACCTTGGCCTTATACTCTATCGTCCTTCTCAGCAATTCCTCTTCCGCCTGCGGGATAAGGGTGTCACTTACGTATTGCGTGTCAAAATTGTATAGGATATATTTGTTCCCCGTCCCCGGTATAAGAGGGCTTTCCGGCAATGTCTGGCCATAGGAGTCATTACGGACTATCTCGAACACCTGAGCCTCCGGATCATCCTCCGGCAGTCCTTCCGGATTGAATCGCAAGGCGAAATCCATGCCTGACAACGGCCCCGTCTGGAATACCACACGAAGCTCTTTGCCGGGAAGCACGTATTCCTCGGAGAAGGACAATCCCGAGTCCTTGAACCGATAGACGGTGAATGTCTCCGATGTCCCGTCCTCGCCCTCCTCCGTGACCTCCTTCGGTATCACCTCGGTTATCGTACCTATCTTACGAGGGTATATATCGTCGAATATAACGACCGCCTCCACTATTTGATCCTCGGTCAATCCCTGTACCACGTCCACGTAGGGGGTTCCATTAGGAAGCATGAGGCGTTTTTGCACCACCCCTTGCACCACCGTACCGGATTCCCCCTTGCGATAGCCCGAGGGGATATTTCTCGTTGAGCCGAAAGCGTACAGGCGTGTGGCGAACAGGTCTTGGCTTTGGCTCCTTGACATGGACGCTACCTGCCTACCTATCTCCAGATCTACGGGATCGCCACGCTCTATCCTGCCTATATATATCTTGTCACCCTCTACCCACCACTCGCACTCCCACGCCTCGGCAATCTTGGTAAGGGCATCCACGATATTCGTGCTGTCGTATTGCACGAGCTTGGCGACAGCGTCAACGGAGCTATCGACAACGGCTTGGTACTCCTTACCGTTATACCTGAATCCCAGAGATCGCAAATTGGATACGACAATGCTTAGGTGGGCCTCCGGAGCACGTGTAAGGCTCCATGACGCTTCCTTGTTACCTTGCCTATCGTAAAATAGGATATGATTCTTCCATCGGTAATAATGCGAGTCGAATCGCACGCTATAGTCGTATCCGCCTGTGGATGCGTTGAATGTCGGATATGTCTTGCCAGTTACGTAGAAAACGCTACCTTCATAATCGATATTGTCTCCGATCTCCAGTTGTACCGGGTCGGACAACGAGAACACGAGGTTCACATAGTCCTCTTTCATCAACTCAAACCGACGTACCGAACCCGTTTCTATCGATACCGACAACTTGACTCTACCAGATATGTCCTTAATCTCGATCATGAACTCAAAGTTCACGCATATAAGGGGGATGGCAAAAAATCAAGCGGACCTAAAAAAAACAATGGCGGGATTGTTGTAATTTTGTTGTAGGAGGAAATAAAAAAAGCCCCGAGCCACTGGTATGGTACGGAACTTTTTCTTTTATTTTCTTGATTTTAAATGTTTATTGATAGTTTAATCTATAACTTTCGCCTTCGCATTCATATTCCCATACATACAAAGGTTTATAAACCATCTTGAACATGAGGGCGGAACTCCAGTCATCTCCCCCCATTAATTTGCCACAATCTTTTTCTTCATAGACAATCTGATTTGAAAAAGAATCATATACATAGAACCGATTAATCGTAACATTTTTGTTTGAACCATTATGAAATTTAATATACATAGTCCCCGTGATAAAACCATTGTTGTAAAGTCCATTCAAACGTGTAGACGCAGTTATTTTTTCTTCAAGAGGTATTTCCAAAACGGTTATTATACATTCCGCTTTCACCGTCCCGTCCTTCGTAGACACAGTAACCGTGCATTCTCCCGGATTTGATGTATTTATTATTCGTTGCTCTTCGTTAGCAAAATAGGCAATACTTTTATCGGAAAATTCAAATTTCAATTCTGAGTTATCTGCGTTATATGGATATACAGAAACATCCAATGTAAACGATTCACCTTGATTTATAGTAATATTAGAAGGATTTAGTATTATACTTTCCACCGCTATCGTCTCCACCGTAATCTGGCACGCATACCGTTTCCCATTCACAGTCGTATAGACTTCTGCCTTCCCTTCTTTCAGTGCATTAATCCCTATTCGTCCGTTTGAAATGGACGTTATAGACACGACAGAATTGTCCGAAACATACCATTTAACTCCGGAGACATCCGCATAACTTGGCTGTATTGTATAATCAATGTAAGTGGTTTCGCCTTTTTTCAGACTTATGTTTTGTTCCTCAAAAGATATGTTAGATACCTGTGTTTGCCCCTCTTCATCTGGTTTATCATCGTCTTCTTTATCACCATCTTCGCCAATAATGGTAACCATTGCATTAGCCCATATGAGCCGGGAACTGTTATCTTTTATCCCGTGGTTGACTACTTCTACAATCACCGTTCCTGATTTAGTGGCCACAAATAATCCAGTACTGTCAATACGCCCACCGCCAGTTTTATTATCTTCAGTTACGACAGTCCAGACAAAATCATCCTGCGGATAGTTTGACGGGGACGTTATGGCTTCGAACTGATATGTGTCTCCAACCTCTAGTTTTAAAGTTTTAACGTTCAATCCTATGCTTTTCAACTCAATCACTTCCTTTTCATCTTCGTTAGTACAAGATGTAAAAAGAAAGAAAGGTAGCAGCGTCGCCAAAATTAAAAATAAAACGCTCATTTTTAATACATTTACATTATCATTTCAATCCAAATCACAACATTACAGCAACTTGCTTTTCCACGGCTTTTTTTATGAAAGCGTTAATAGAAACGCCTGCTTGCTTTGCCAGAACAGCCACTCTACTATGAAGTTCCGGTGATAAACGAACGTTCAATGAACCAGAATAGCTCTTATGCGGTTCAATCCCCTCTTCCTCGCAATACGCCAGATAATCATCTACAGCCTCGTGGAAAGCCGTTGTAAGTTCCCGCACGCTTTCCCCCTCAAAATTAACAAGACCATCAATGCCTTCTATCTTTCCAAAGAAAACATTGTCCTTCTCGCTAAAAGATACAGACCCGATATAGCCTTTGTAAGTCAATGTATTCATATTTGTACTTGTCTATCTCTTTTTTCCGAACAACTCGGAATGACTACCAATTCTAAGCAAGTCGATTATTTCTCCGTCAATCCAAATAAGAAGAAAATCCCCTTCTATATGGCATTCCATACACCCTTTATACTCACCTTTCAACATGTGAGGTTTGTATTCTTGTGGAATCGGATGGTCATTTATAAGTAGATTTGCGATATATTCAAAAGCTGCGATTTTTTTGGGGAATTTCTGAATACGTTTGAAATCTTTCTTAAACTGGCTTGTTGGGTGTAATTTCTTTTTCACTTCATTAATTCCTCCATCAAGCTATCCACGCTGTCGAACGTTTCTTTATTCTTGGTCGTACGTGCTTCCCTTATAGCCGCTATCGTTTCCTCGTTTGGCTCGGAGTATACAGCGTCCATCAAGGTGCTCTCTACGAAATTATTCAGGCTCCTGTTCGCTTTCTTGGCTTGTTCCTGCAATATTTGCAACAAGTCCTCACGTAAACGGAACGAGGTTTGCTTTCTTATTACTGCTTCCATATTACTTATGTATTATATTGTATCGCAAAGGTAATGCATTGTATGCAGAAAACAAACTTTCATGATTTTTATTTTGAGATCATTGAAGATAACATCATTCCACCTTTATCTTCAATGGGTGCCCGCAATTAGGACACGTGATAGATAGAGAGTCTTTCTTTGGTTGCTCGAATAACTCTGTAACTGGACATCCTATTGCGTCCGCTATTCTTAAAAGAATTTCTGTAGATGGGTTTCCGTTAATGTGCGTGCTTAAAGTAACTCTTGATATACCCATTTTCTCTGCTACTTCATTAACAGATGTACCGTAATGTTTAATAGCTTCTTTAATTATTAATCTATCTATCATAATGATCTGTATTAAGTTTATGCAAAACTACACAGAATAATCAAATGTAAAACGATCATATTACTAAATGATGTTAAATTTAAAATGATAGTATTTCTTTTTCTTGCATATGTAATATGATAGACTTACATTTGCATCATCAAAATAAAACAACAGTACAATGGCAACACAGAAATACAACAAGAGTGAGATCATGAAAGACGCATGGAGATTATTCAGACTTTACCGAAAATTCTCTTGGTCTTTTGGCAAGTGCCTTTCTATAGCATGGGATAATGCCAAGATAGAGATAAAAAATAATGAGGCCAAAGCCAAGAGATTGGCAGAGGAAGAAGCTAGACGCATCGAGTATCGCAAGCATGTTGTCTTATCTCATGTCGGTATGGCTAGCCTTTACGGTAACAGGGTTTATTCGGGAGATTGATAACTATACATTAATGATATAAGAAATATGGAAACGATAGAGGTATTGAAGAACGTGCAAAGGATTGCGTTGGAGTGTATGATCGGAAGGAAACCGGTACATATAAATGTAGGCGTTATGCCGGAGACGGGCGGTTTATGCGTCACCGTACAGGACAGACTTCACGAGGTGGTCTACATGGAGATATTCAATGACTGGATGCCGGATCACAAGGAATGGAATAAAAAGACCTACGATAGATTCATGGGCGTAATTAGCGACATGACTTGCAGGCTTGCGGGATAACTCGAACGACGGGGAGAGGATCGGAAGTAGATGCCCCTCCGGTAATACGGCCGGAGGGATTTTACAACAATAGCTCCATTGTGGTGTTTCGAGCCTTGAAAAAATAGGCCACGGATTTTGTCATATATAATTTTGTGATATGAAAATGATCGCTCATGTGACGGTAGCGAAAGAAGATATTTAAGGGCATTGATTCCAGTTGCAGACCGTCACAATAGGCAACTTCAATCTTTGCCCTTCGCTTTTTACCTTGTCAAGCGAGACTGGTAATAAGCAGGTAGGACGGCATACACCGGGGTTCAAGTCCCCGGCTACCACTTCGGTCAAAATAAAATCCTCAAAGGTAGTGCTTGACCGAGCTACCAATGAGGATAGTATTAATCCTTTAACGGGACAAAGTTATGAAAAATAAAAATGAATTAGCAAAATATGATGCTAATATTTTAGAAAAAAATCGGTAGAGACGAGGACAAGTTTTCTCTGAACGACTTGTGGATATTGGCGGGAAGCCCACAAAATAAAGATCCTAGACAATGGCAAAGACTTCCTCAAGCAGAAGAATATTTAAAGCCTGTAAGTAAGATTTTAAATGTGGGATTTTCACACATTATAAAATCCAAGAGAGGTAAAGGTGGTGGAACTTACGGTATTAAGCACGTAGTTCTTGAATACGCTCAATATCTAGATGCAGATTTAGGCGTATTGGTTAACGAGGTTTTCTTTCAACGTGTAGAAGAAGAGAAGAATCCCGATTTGATCGTTGATCGTGCCATAAACACATATAAAAGAAAAGGTAAAAATGAGCGATGGATTGCTCAAAGGATTCAAGGTAAAATATCCCGTAGCGCATTTACTAGTACACTAGCTTCCCATGGCGTGGAACGTGAAGGTTTCCGCAATTGTACAAATGCTATATATAGTCATTTGTATGGTGGTGGTACAAATGTAATACGTGAGAAGAAGAATCTTCCCAAAACAGCGAACATAAGAGATCATATGAGCATAGCTGAGTTGATGGCAGTGGGCCTTGCGGAAGCTTTAGCCTCCGAGGACATTGAGAAGAATGATCTAAGAGGTAACGGAAAATGTGAATTGGCTAGTGGAAAAGCATCCAAGATCGTAGCCAATGCAGTCATGGAACATAATAAACAAATTAAAATGATAGAAAGATGAGCAAACATAGAAGAAACAGATCAAATAAAATCTAGACTTTCGGATGGAGTCATTTTAAATGAGGTCATCAAAGATTAAGTGATGATGTACTTCCAAATTACCCCATCATTGATAATTTGGGTCGAGAACTGATTACTTATTTTATTAATGAAGATGGGATGGGGTGAATAGAAACCACCCCATAAATGCTTTTTTCAATCCAGAGTAGAAGCTGAAAATACCAAGAGGGTGTGTGACTAAGTCTTACTTTCTATCTGGAAACAGATATTTTCTTTTTGCGTATTCAAGTAAATCAATCAAAAGTATAGTATTGTTAGGACGCCATAAAGGATTATATTCGTTCCAGTATGGGGATGGATACAGATTATTATTGGTTTCCAAGGATAAAAGGATGTCATCCTTATATTCCGGAAACATAAGAATAAGCTCATCTGCTTCTTTTTGATTAAAGTAATCGCTATATTCAATAGCTAATTCAAGAACATGTTTCATATTTTCAAAATCGCCCCTTTCATCATACAGTAGAGCTAAACGTAAAAAGGCTTGCGTTGAACGCATATCCTTATCTATTAATCTTATGCTTTCCCAATATGCTTCAATAGCCTCGTCATATCTTTGTTCATCCTGTAAACGACACGCCATTGAGAACATAGAGACACTTCTTTTGTCTTTTTCTGTTCTTTCTTGTTTTTTTCCGCAATAAATCATGGTATCATTTTTAAATATTATTTAACAATACAAAAATCAATAAAAATACTTATATTGTTCTTATACACAATGGTTATTCCTATAAATCATATATTTATCCAAATTTTATTCATAAAATATTGCATATTCCCAAAATATTTATCATATTTGCAGTGTTCAACATATATACACAAATGCGGGTCTTGAACTTGCATATAGCATGCAGGTTATTTTTATGGCCTAGATTAAGATATTAGATGCTATCGTACCCCCGTGTGAAGTATTAATGTACTCACAGCATTTGTGTAATGTGTTGAACAGCGGGACAGGCGATAGCATTTTTTTTATTTAAATTGTTATGTTCAACAATTACACAACTCAAATCTTCCAATATAACGGAAGTCCTGTTTCTTTTCAGAAAGGAAATAGCGTCATGATAAATGCCACACAGATGGCTAAACCATTTGGAAAAAGACCGAACGATTATTTATCATTGCCATCTACAAATGAATTGCTTAGGGCAATTACAAGAAAATTATGTATTTCTGATAATCAATTAGTTATAACAAAAGCAGGTTCTCCTCAAAATGGAGGTGGAACATGGATGCACGAAGATGTCGCCTTAGACTTCGCTCAATGGTTATCTGTTGATTTTAGATTATGGGTAAACGACCGTATCAAGGAACTACTCACCACAGGTGTAACCACAGTTTCTAACGATGATGAAGCTATTGTATATGCAATGTCCGTACTCCAAAAGAGATTGGAGCAAGCAAAGGCTGAAAAAGCTATGCTTGAAGCCGACAACCAACAAAAGGATGCCAAAATCGCAAAGCTCCAACCCAAAGCCGACTTTGCGGATGCAGCCTTTATCACAGACGACAAAGTTGATATCGGAATGGCTGCCAAAATCCTAAAGCTGGGATTCGGGCGCAATACCCTGTTCCAAAAGCTAAGGCAGGTAGGCGTATTCTTCTCTAACCGGAACGAGCCGAAGCAACGGTTTGTCAATGCTGGGTATTTTGAGATGAAGGAAAAATTTATCGAGCGCAATAACCATCCGGGGTTCGTTGTCACGAAGATACTTGTCACTCAAAAAGGTTTGGCTTATATCAATCACCTGTTTGGAGGAAGTCCATCTGACGGGAAGATAGTGGTTATAGAATAACTGTATATACATACCAAATTAAAAGGTACGATATAAGGCGTACAGCCAAAACTTTAACTTATTGTGAAGTAAAAGCAAATGATAAAAGACTAAAGATTGATTGAATATGAAAGACATAAACACGATACTAAACGAAATGCTTTTAACGTCCCAAAGGGATAAGAAGGCGATGGAGCGATTCAACCGGCAATCCTTGAAAATGGAGAGGCTTATCGACGAGCTGGAGAGGGCTTGCGGATTTAGCGGCACCAAGCCCAAGCCACATATGACCGTGTCGGTATACAACAACGGGAGGTCAAAGCCGGGAAGATTCGACCTCCGATCTTTAAATACGCATCTTTTAGCACAATAGGACGAAGAGCCGTCTAGCCAATAAGGGGCGGACGGCTCTTCACTTATCCCCTTGACGTTGGGTCAGGTTCCTCGAACTTAACGGATAGCCTACTATTCAACCTGTTCCGATCCAAGGCGAAGCTTGATGATCTCTTATGGACAAGAGTAAATGTCATATCAAGATCCGGAACACGCAATACGACCTTGCCTTGTTGAAGGACAGCCACGAACGCCTTATAATTCAGCATATATTCCTCTTGCGTATCCCCGTGTATGTTGAACGTAAGGGTAAGATCCCGGCTAGCCACCTTGGGATTATTGAACACGACCCTCTTCCCGTTTTCCAACCGGCTCTCGTTCTCTATGAAATCCTTGTTTCCCGCTGGGGTTAGCAAGGTCTGGATAAAACCCTCTCCCATGGCGACACGATACGTGCCCCATGCGTCATTCCCGTTAATATATAGATCCCCTAACATAATATCCTTGCCGTTCCGTCGTTAATAATCTCCACCTCGCATCCCCCGATATTGACAAGCAATATCACGGAGTAGTTCCCGGCCTCTATCTTGGCCTTGCCCCCGTGCATCAAGATCACCTTATGCACCCTCGTGTTATCGTCATAACTCAAATACGCCACGGTATTACCTATCACACCTACGTTTGTTTTATTGTTAAGCTCAATTAGATCACAATCCACGTATATCCCGTAGGGAGCTATGTTTTTAGCCATGCCTCTAAATAAATCCAACGAAGGATAATTATTCTCCTCGCAAAACTCCCGCCCTTGCGGGGAAAAAAACAGCCAACATAGGCTCTTCCAGTCAGTGGCCTTGCCTGATTCACTGCAAGCCCCTATTTTTATAGCTTTCCTTGTTACATCTCTTACTTCCATATCAAACTATTTTAGTATATTAGCGTATTATTTAATTCAATTAATCATGGACACAATTTTAGTTTTTTCAATTTGGTGATCAATCTGTCGAAAAAGAGTACAGCACGACTAGATTTATGGCATATACGAAAAATGGTGCCATTTTTCATTTAAAAAATCAAGAATATGTCTTGTCTTCAATAGACCATTTCTTTAATGAAAATGGTATACATGAAAAGACTGTACTTTCTTTCGATAAAAAGTGACAATATACAGAAGGATTGGTATATTTAAGGCGCCAATCCTTCTGTGTTCTTTTTAACTACAGCTATATCAGATTTTATATCTTTCAAATATTTTGCGCTAATGGCGGTATTATCATTGATCTGCTGTAACTCTATATAGATACTGGCGATCATCGTCCTAGTCTCATCCGCCACATCATACAACGAGGCTATCTTTACAGATATCACGTCCATACTGGCCTTTATATACAAGAGGCTCAAGAATTGCTCGGAGCCTTGCAAGAACAACAGTATCTCCTCCCCTGTCATTTGCAGGGCGGTGAAACGGCCATTTAACTCATCGGCGCTATCTTGAGACATCTTCTCGAAACCTCCGGATGTAGCGGTCTGCTCATATTTATCATTTTTATCCTCTTGGAAATACTTGCTTGACGTGTCGAAGACCTTCTGGGCCTCAGCGTCCATTTTTTCCTTCAACTTGTTCAACTCCGCTTCTTCCCAAGGCGAAACGATACCATCGGACATATAATCGGCCAGTTTCTTCATGAATTCCTCTACGGAAGGGGATAATTTCTTCTTCAAGAACTCAATGATAGCCGTCTTGATCAAATTTTGGACAATCTTAGTCGAAGCCTCTGCCGCATCAGTTCCTGTAGCCCACGCCTCCGAATACGCTTGGGCGAACTCGTCAATAGCGGACATGACATCGGTTCCTGTTATAGCCTCTACAGCTTTCTCCTTATTGTCCTGCAATTGAGCGTTGATATCCTCCAATTGCTTTTGCCAATCCTTGATCCGGTCATCGTCGGTCTTTTTCTTGTTTCTTTCCTCCTCGATCTGTTGTTGGATGATCACTTTTTGCTGCTCTAGCAATTTATTTTGCTGGTTTATGAGCTTAGAAGCGTCCGTAGAATAAGCCTTTTCTATGGAACGGCCTAGTTTCTCATACGAGGCATCCAACACATCGATCTGGTCTTGCAATCTCTGTATACGTTTCTCGTTCTTTTTGTCATGGATCTTAGCGATAGAGGACGCTAGAGAGGTCACTACCCCAATAGCAGCACCAGCGGCGGTTCCTATAGGGCCAAATAAAGACGCAGCTTTTTCTCCTATAACACCCAGTTTTTTTCCTATAGAAGCAGCTAGCTCACCAAACTTTTCCCCAGAAATAGCCCCCTCCATTCCTGATGATATAGAATCAAATATAGTCTCAAACCCATCCGCAACTTCTTCAATAGCATTTATATCAATAGACTCGCTTAGTTTTCGAAATGAAGTAGACAAGAATTGAACAGAGGTCATAACTTCATTTACACCCTCATTAATGAGCTGTAATGATTCCGTCAGTTTTTTGGGGTCGTCACCAGCGGCAAAGAATCGCCTCACTCCTTCTGTCACCTTGTCAAAAGCGGGTCGCAACTCATCGACCTTCTCGTTGGTGCTCTCAACGCTTTTCCCTGCCCTATCCATTATTTCAGGCATATCAGACCAAAGATCGAATTGTTCCTGCGTTATGCCTAATCCCTTGCCTTTTGATTCATCCCATTCGCCGGACTTAAGAAACTCCAAGGCCTCCTTTCCCTTGGTGGATATCTCTATCAACTCCTTTAGAGTCTTGTCCTTCATGTCTCCAAAAAGAGCGATTATGGCATTGGCGGTATTGCCACTTTTTATCTCAAGGTCGGAAAGCTGCTTATCCCATTCCTTCCCGAGTATCAATTTCTCCCCCTCGGTCTCGGCAAACGCTATTTTTTGCCCGTATTCGGCGGCGAGTGCCATTTTTTTGTCTTGATAAGTGCCATATTCCTTAAGATAATCATTCATGGCTTTACGTTGAGCCTCGATCTGCTCGTTCTCTGCTTCTTGCGTGGACCGCATACGGGTAGCCTGAGCCTGCGTAATGGCAGTTTTTATTTCAACCGTTTGTTCTTGCGTGAGTTTTCCCCCTTGAGCCTCACGCCACTCTTTCTCCCTCTTACGGATAGCCTCTATTTCACGATCGTAATCATATTCTATTTGGGCGATGCGCTTATCGGAGCCTTCTTCCATAAGATTTATCCTAGATTGCTGGTTCTTATTCTGGAGATCAAGTAATTGCTGATTAACACGCTCTTGTATTTCTTTTTGTTTTTCAGCCTCTTTCTTTTGTCTTTCTGTTTCTTGTTGAGCTTTTTTAAGTCTATCTTCTTCGTATTTATCGTACTTTTCAATGCCTGAACTAGAAAGAAGATCATCAGCCGCCTGTTCTTTTGCCTTACCAAGTTCAAAATAAGCGTCCGCATTCCGCTTCAAGGCTTGCGCGTCTCTATCTACAGCTTCCGCTTCATGATCAAAACTTTTTGCCCTATCTTCTACTAATTGTTGATGAGATTTTATATTACCAAAACGAGTATCTTGTATAACTCCGGTTGCGTCAATTTCCTGTTTTTTACGAGTTTCGCTTGCTTTTTCTCTAATTTTATCTGCCTCTATTTCTTTTTGGATAGCCTTTTTATATTCTTCGGCAGCTAAATCTTGAGCAGCAGTAGCTTGAGCACGCAATTTCAATGAGTTTATGAAATTATCTGTATTATCCACAAACAAATTCTCAGCATCTCTTACAGACTTAATCGAAACCCCCATCGAATCAAACGCATCTTTATTCTTCTCAATAAATTTCTGCTGTTCCTGCAAATTACCGGCAAGTTCTTTCCACTGTCTTTGATATGACTTAAACTGAATAATCAACTTGCTTAATTCTCCGGAATTTTTAGAAAAAGATTGGTTTAGCTCATCTTGTAGCTGCTTTGTATTTTTTATAGCCTCGCCTGCTCCAAATAATTTTTTCGTCCATTCGATAATATCCTTCCCATAGACAGATAAAAGCGTTATCGCCGCAACCAAGGCCGTTTGCCAACTGAAAATAGATGTTATCAACTGCTTCCAGACAGGAGCCACTTTTGCCACGTCATTATTTCCTGCCGCTACAGCCATCTTGAACGCCTTATACTCCGCAGCGGCTTTCTTCAGCTCATCGGCAAGCATCGGCAAGTTATTGGATATAGCCAAAAAGAATGTATTCCAGCCAACAGCAAGGGAAGGCAACTCCCTTGCGACCTGTTGAACCGACACGCTCAATCCGTTCCAACTACTGGCGTAATTGCCGACGTTCCGTTGATATCGTCCGGTAGCTTGCTCCGCCGAACTAATCTCCGTATTCAAGGCCTGTATCTGTTTTTGCAGGTTAGTCCCTACGGTCGCTTTCCTATCCGTAGCGGAAAGGCGGTCATACTCGGCATTAAGCAACGACAATTGCTTTCTCAACGCTACAAGAGAATCCGAGGCGGCTCCCTCGATCTTGATATTGTCCGAATATTCCTTCCTTAGCCTCTTCAGGGCCTCGTTCTCTAAAGCGTGCTGCCGGGTCTTCTCCTTCAGGTCGGTTAATATATTAGATCCCTTCTGGGAATTTTTATCCGCATCCGAGAGAGACAAGTAAGACTTATTGAGTTTTTTGATCTCGTCACTTAGGCCTTTAACCTTTAGTTGTTGCTCGACAAACACATCGGTAGCGTTATTCAATTCTTCTGTTATCTGACGAGCCCCATCAATAATACCATTAGAGACCTTAAGCTGCTCTATTACCCTTTGATAATTCTGCATCTGCTGCTCATAGTCCTTTAGTTTCCGTGTCGCCTCCTCGTATTTCCGGTTTAAATCGTCAAATCCCTTGGTATCTGTAGATACATCGAAATCCTTCAAGGCGGATTTCAACTCCTCCACCTCCTTTCGAAGATTTATAAGTTTCTGTAGATCGGCATCGACCTCGAAATTTAGTTTTGCCATTAATCACCCTCCTTTCCCTTTCGGTTCAACAAATCACGCCCGGTTCTCTCCACGATCAAATCACCGGTAACGCTATGCAATATATCCTTCTGCATGATCAGAAGGTTTCGATAAGGTATTTTATAAACCACGTCCTCATAAGACAATCTTAACGATTCCATGAATGTGGCCACTTGCCCTAGCATGGTCTCATTACCTGTCACTTTGGTGTCGCCGCCATTCTTGCCACGCTCTCGGCTAAGGCGGCACAGACGAAAAAATCCTCTGCGGATATGAATTTAACGACAGTCTCCAACGCCTCCCTTAGCTCATGAAGGGTCGCCCCCTCGATCTCCTCATATCTATCGGCGCTCCCCAAAACAAACACTGACAAACCCTTTAGTATATTTTCCAGTTCGTTCCTCACCTTTTCAAGATCCTCCTTGCCCGATGTTGTCTTATCAATAAGAGATAGGTATTGTATACCTTTGCAAATCGTCGCTATTGTAGGAGGACTTACCTTATACGCCTTCCCCCCTAGGACCACGACCTTGAAATCCTCACCTAGGACAGCGTCAGCCACTAAACTAGCACCCTTGTTCATGTCACGTAAAAAAATTAGAATTAAACAAAAACGGGGACGAACGGAAAATACCGCCGTCCCCGTGCCTATAAGACATATTACATTCAATCCTTCAAGGATTTTCCTTCCACGTCAAACCAATACTCTGAAGCTATTGTCGTGGATGATTTCAGTGGGGTGGCGGACATCGACAAACCAACAGCCCCATCCGTGGAAGCCCCACGACCCACAAGATTCGCCTTAGGGAAAATGATAGCCACGTCATCATTGGTAATAGCGACGATACATTTATATCGTTGCTCGCCGGCGTTGCCACGTTCCCATCCCTTATCCGTATCCAAGGGTTTACCGCCCATAAGCTCGGCCTTGGTAGCGAAGTCATATGCCCCGATCACCCAATTCAAGCTCTGTGATCCTGCCTCAAACGATGACCGATATGTCTGGCCGGTCAACTCATCCTTGAATTCTGTTAACGTACCGTCCTCCTCGGTATATTCATAAGTCCCTTGATGGACGATTTGAACATCCTTGAAAGCCGTAAATAACGTCTCCAAGCTCTCGTATGTGGGTGCAGCAACCAGAGGCTCCCCATAAAGTATCCTTTTTACGCCTATAGCAGAAATTGTTCTTCCCATATTACAATACTATTACATTTAAAACTTTAAATAATACTCTCACATTAACGTAGTGACATTTAAGATCCCTGTTAACCTCAATTCTAGTAGTGTCTACCTCGTAGGTATAAGGAGTGCCATCAAACACCGAGGTGTCCTTGAACACCTCCATGGACATACGTTCCAGCTTATTCATCCTGTCCAAATCAGGCGTTCCTTTCTCGTCCAGATCAGGGACGGCTATATTGACATGAACGAATCCCACCTTCCATGTAATTCCCGGCTCCGAGGAATTCGAGTGTACGGTAACCCTCTCCTCCTCAAGCTTACCTGTAGGCGTATCATCCTCCTTGTACACCCCGGTAACACCAAGTTCCAAGGCTTTCTTATATAAGATTGTCTGTATGTCCGTGCTTACTATCATTGTAACATAGCTATTACTTTAGCCTCGGCAGTATCTATCACGTTTAGCTTATGGATATCATTCACATAGCTAGCGTAATCCATTCCCGCCACGACAATCAATGTCACTCCCTTTGTATGCTTAGAAGCCAGATCCCTAGCGTAACTAAGCCCTTGCCTGCTCCCCTCGCTTCCATCCCCGGACTTTCCTTTAGCCCAGAACTGGACCGTCTTTTGGGATCTGGTCGTGAAAAAAACCTTCTCATAATTTTCCCCACGTCCATCTATCCTCTTAAACCCGCCTTCCTTTACGATCTTACCGTCCATTGATATGACATATCCCAATGAACTCCTCAAGTTTCCGGTAATATTGTTATATTTACCTTCTTGAACGGCGGTCTCATAAGCGGATTGCCCTAGTTGGGCTAGAAAGGCGAACACCTCACGATAGGCCTCCAAGATGAAATCATCCACATCGGACAAATCATAACTTAACTTTATTATTCCAGCCATATTTGCCCGTAATTTAGATAATCCGTGAGCATCGGGTTGATAACAACGCCACTACCGCGAATACTCCCATCTTGATTCAATACTCTCACGATATCCCCGGCATCAATCTTGATCTTATCTGTCACGACACGATATTTGTAATCAAAGGCTACGCCATTTACCGTATATACCCGATCGGCGCTCTTATCATAGCATTTACATCGTCCCAGTCTCTCCCATAACTCACCACCAGTCCCGGGAACAGGATTGCCATTGTCATCGTGATCATATTCCTTGACAACCTTTCGTTCTAATATGTGAGGAGCGTAATACATATCAATAATCCGTATAAGATGAGACTACCCCAAGACCGGAAGACACATCCGGGCTAACACCGTTCCGTTCGCACAGGAACAAATAATACCGCCGGAGGCCGTCCTTGTCCCAAGAGACAGAGAAGCCGCTCTCATTGACGCTATCAGGGCGCAATAGCAGCGACGGGATGATCTCTATCATCCCTGTCTCTACCTTGCCTATGGATTCACTAGACATCTCATCGTCCGGGGATAGCCCCGATTTGATACTGAAATCCAGCATATCCGCCTCGGATAGATCTCCATAAGCCGAGAATTTCTGCCCTATGTAGTCTCTTATCGTCATGCCTCCACCGTCAATGAGTAAATGCCATTAATCTCGGTAAGGACCGGCAAGGATAGCGATTGAGCCTTGGTAAACTCTACGCCATTGGAATTGTCCGTCTCGCCCTTGCCCCATTGAGAGATACGAATCCGGCCATAATTAGAGTAAGTAACGCCCGGTTCCTGTCTCAACTCATTATCGGCGTAAGCGTTCTTGATGACACCTAATTTACCTGCCGGGACAAAGACGATATTCTTGTCGTTCCAAGGCTTGTACTCGGATAGCTTGCCGTTGTCTTGGATACGGGTGATACGTCTCACTGTCTCTATGACAGGAAGGTCATTAGAGCGTAGGAACTCATTCAAACCGGACATCAAAAGAGGAGTGCCGGATTTGTCGGTCCCAAAAATGACCTGTTTCATCTTCCTGCTCTTAAGCAAATAAGACAATCTGGCCGGAGACATCAATATCTTATCAAACGTCACCTTGTCTTGGGCCGCATCCACGACACCTTGGATATCCTCGAAAGGATCGACGTTGTCCTTATTGGTATCCGTCCAGTCATGGGTAACGCTAGCGATATTCTCGGGCGGCATCTTGTAATCAATAATACCACGTACCCCTCCTTCAGGGTTATTATTGGCATTAAATGTAAATACCCCCTTGTTAGACAAGGCACCCAAGAAAATAATATCCAGCTTAGATTGTACGGATTTGACAACGGTAGACACGTTATTCCACATCAGATTAATGAGCTGCTGTGTCTTCTGGTCATCCGTCAACATCCTAGAGTCTAGGATCTGCAAGACCTTACGATACTCCTCGATCGGCATTGAGTAACTCATCTGGTGGGTAAGGACCTTTTGCTTCAAGGTCTCAAGCCCCTCCGTACCCAAGATCGGTTCCTTTCCCTTGGAATCAAGGGTAGCCGCCGCAACGCTCAAGTTATATTGCCCGATCAGCTCCTCAAAATTAAGGCCGATAGTCGGGACATCCCAATCAAGATAACGCTCGTAGATATTCTGGTCAAACAAGCGCTTGCGAAGCTCCGTGGCAGCGTCAATACGAATCTGAACCTCTTTTGTCAGTTCGCCAAAAATAGAACTATAAACATCCATCGTTCACCTCCTTACTGTCTAATATACTTAATAGTGGGATTATTCTTCATGCTGAATCCCGTCAACCATGAGGAAGGGACTGGATAAGCCACATCCTTAAGGATAAGGACCTCATATCCCGCCGATACCGTCTGGAAAGACATATTCTTCGTATAGACAAACGTTGTCTCAACCACAGCGTCAGGCTCATCCGTTCCCACGGCAAGAATCGCCCCTTCTGTAGCAGACTCTACAGCGGCAGCCAATGTAACCACGTCATAATCAGAGTTGCTTGAATCTACGGAACTCACGTTCTGCCCACCAATAGAATCTCCCTTGGCGACAAAGCTATCTTTCCCTATACGTGGCTTAGTGGTCGTTCCTCCGGTTAATACCTTAACGGCCTTACAGATCTTGCACTCCATGCGATCAAAGTCCAGCTTGATAGGAGTGCCCTTTCGCACGATTGTCCCTTCCGCCAACTCAGTGGTTAACTTGAAATCTCCGGGAAGGACTGCGCATTCCCCGCGCCAAAAGACGGGGAACGATCCTTTAATCTTTGTTTTGTTAAATTCGATACCCATAATCTTTTACTTTAATTAGCGTCCGGCAATGATTTGGCCCAATCCTTAGCGAGCTCCTTGCTCTTTTCCTTGGACGTAGAGACAGAGAACGCCGAACCTTTTTCCTCTAATCCCTTTGCGACCTCATTTTGTCTCACCTTGGACAGATAAGTATCAATCGCATTATCGTCCATATCGTCCGTTATAGCGAAGCCCTCCTCTATCCGTTCCTTTGAGATCTTAAGGCTCTTGGCCTTGTCAAGGATCAGATTGTGTCTTTCAGCACGTGCTTTCTCCTCCTTAGCTTTATCATTCTCGGAGGTCAAGAGCCGGATTTTCTCGTCCTGCTCCTCACGATACTTCTTGAACCAATCCGGCTCCTCGTTTTTATCTGGTTGCTGTTGCTGGCCGCCCCCCTTGCCTCTCAACTCCTCTAATTCCTTCTTGTAATTTGCGCTTTCGGTTCGCACCTTATCCAAAGAACTCTGGTAAGATTTCAACATTGATTCTTGCCCTGCTACCGCAGTTTCAAGATTATCGTCCGTAATCAGGCCAGTGGACCCCAATGATTCTGCCACGGACCTCAAAACATCCTCCGTTAACCCAAGATTTGAGTACTTCTGTTTTAACTGCTGGAAAATCTTCTCTTTCATGCTATTACTTTTATTTTTCGCATAAAAGTATTGATACATAAGCTTGTAATAAAATAAAAACAGGCTATATACATGACAATAGACCGATTGTCACAAAAACAATAGGGCATGGCTATAAAATAACCACGCCCATTAAATTTAATGATATCAAGGTACGACTTAAACCGGTCTTATTCTTGAGTGGAATCATCCGGAGCTTGCGTCTTTTCCCCCTTCTCCTCTAATATCCGTCGAATCTCCTCCTCCGGCTTATCAGTCAAGGACAGCATATCTACCGCCGTTTGAAGGGACACCAATCCTGAATCATAGAGTTTCGCTATCATATCTATTCTCTTATCCTTATCCTCGGCGAAAGGCTCGGAGAACTCATGTTGCAGGTCGAGCCTGCTTAACTCCTCTCTCATGCCGATATGAGTTACGTTCATCATGATAGCCAATATAAGATTCTTCTCACGGTCTATTAATATATCATATATCTCTTTCAAGTTATCCCTTTTCATGTATCCAAGAGCCAAGGCCCTTTTCAATGCCTCCCCGGATAATGTCCCAAGCCCCTTCATGTTCTCGTAACTGAAATCCGGGGTGAACGTATCGAATAGTATGCTTGATGACAGGTCTTTTTTCTCCGCCTCTTTCATCGTGGAATAATCGGGCGGAACGAGATACTCGGCAGCGCTTTTGTCCTTATCGGACATGGTGATAACCTCTCCTACCATATTAGATCCTCCCCCTACTATGCTCTGAATGACATCAGCGGTTAATTTCAATTTTGGATCGGAGAAATAATTATTGGAATCCGCCGCCTTGCTATCAACCGCTTCCTCTCTGTCTATACGCTTTTGCACCCCATACCATGCCTTGTTTTGACGATAGTAGATAACATTTATTTTACCCGAAGGATTAAGCAATGGCGTAACATCCCATCCGATATCCGCTCTCTTGCATCGATAGATGTATTCCGGGGTCTCTATATCAAAATGCTCTACGGACTTATCGCCCTCAAGTAGCGTATATCCATAACCAAAAGCTATCATGTTATCCCATTGATCAAATAAAGGCCGCAATGTATATCCTTTTGACTTGGATATAACCTTAACCTTTACTTGGGGCATACCATTTTCCCTGTATATATGATAAACCTTAGCGCTCTCCGTCTCCGCACCGGCCAAACGCTTGGCTTCCCGGATTGTCGTGTTGAATCGAGTATAACGGAGAAAATCACCGAATGCATTGAAAGCCTTATCCGTATCATCCGATACAGCTTTCCACAAGATAGGCTGACCGAGGAGAAAAAACAGCTCCACCTCATTTATATACGCTTGCCTTCCTCGTGGCAATTTCTCCGTGATATATGGTTCTTGATTTTTCCTGTGCTTATTAGGACGTTTATTAACCTCATGGGATTCCGGGTTATATTCCAAGATCGCTTGGGAAACATCCTTGTCCCGGCATTGCATCATTGACATGGCTCGGCTTATATCCCTATCCTTGATAAGGCTGACCAAGTCCCTCTCCACTCCAAACGAGTTCAATATCTTGTTTTGGAAAACCTGAAATATAGCGTCTATGTAATTCATGTTAAAATCCTAACTCCTCCTTAGAGTACTGTCTTGTTGTTAATACTTTTCCTAGAAGCTTGCCTATCGTCCAATAACGTGCCCCGTCGATAAGATGGTTATACCCGTCAATAGGCTCATTGATAAATTTACCGTCCTTGTTTTGGGCGTATACATAGTTCCTAAGCTCTTTTATCAAGTTTAAAGATCTCTTGGTGACACAAATCTTATACTCCATCATCTTGATAATACCTCCCATAACAGATCCCTTGTACTTGTCCGCAGGGTATATGATTATCCCCGCATTTGATATTTCTTGTATAAGCCTTGGATCGGCGCTGTCAGCGTAAACCACCAAGCCAAGGTCTTTCAATACCTTAATAATCTCCTTGGTTAACATATGGGTACGGTAACATTTCTCGTCAAGATATAACCTATCATCAACCAGTCCGCATCTAACTATAGCGGTAGGGTCATAGCTATATCCAAAGTCAAGCCCTAACGCCACATGCTTGGCATAGGAAGGGAACTCGTCCACGATCTCGAAATCAGGGAACACCAACCCTTCGGCCATCGCCCGCTGCCCTAACCCATAAACCGCCCAAAGCACCTTATTCTTATTCTTCAATGACTCTATCTCATCGATGATTGTTTGCTCTAAAAAAGGATTGTCCTTATAAGTGGATATAAAATGATACGTCCTAGGGTCATTGTTTAGATCGCAAATCCAGTGCTCGTCACTGAACGACGGGTTATAATCAATGACAGAGAAAAGAGTGGTACGCATCACCAGTTGCTGCCACTCAAGATAAGATATCTCATTTCCCTCGTTACAATAAAGTATATCACGTTTCCTTCCTCTTATCTTCTGCTCATCATCCGTGGAAAAGAACTCCACGAATGATCCATTTGGGAACGAGTAAACCATCTCCGACTTGTTCATGCTCCTATTATCCCATATACGGAACTTATCGATCATGATTTCCTTGAAATCCCGGAAAACAGATCCCTTCAGCGCCGGCAATGTCTTCCTCACGATAGATAGAGACAGCTTAGGGTTATGAAGGATATACGCTATAAGGAATATCAATATGTTATAAGTTTTACTGCTCCTTGAAGATCCTTGGGCAGATATGATCTTATAACCGCTATCCAAAGCACCCTGTACCTCCGTATATATCCTAGTCGTCTGTATCACCATTGATAACGTCCTCCCTCTTGTCAATAACCTGAATAGTTATGGATTTATCCTCGCCATCTATATTGACCTCCGATTTGACAGGCGCATCCCATCCCATCATCTTCGAAAGGCGATCCAAAGCGTCTATCTTGGAATACATCTTTACCTCAAAGCCCTTATCCGTACTTTTGACCGATTGGATAGCTAATTGGAAAGACAAAGGCAGTTTAGACAAATCTTTTATCAAGAAGATCACATAGTTCTTTCCCCTCTTGATTTGCAACATATCCACGACATTGGCCCGTGCTATATTCTTAAGGATATCAATAGCCTCGTCTTTGGTTATATCCGATCTTCTTTGTAAATCAGCTTGCAACTCTTTTACCCTTACCGCTATCTTACCGTTGGCTAGAAGCTCGCAAGCCCTTATATTAATAGTCTCGGGTCTCATATTCTCGCAAGAATAAGCACGCCTATACGCCTCGGAAGCATTGCCTGATTCCAAGTAATAATTACAGAACTTCTCTTGCTTGATTGTCAATTTCATGCCTTTGCCTTGAATAAAGATCAAGACCAAAGTTATGTCATCGATATTTATGGTCATAAATAAAGAAAGGGCGATTCGTGACAACAGGTAGAATGTCACGAATTACCCCTAAAAAACCACAAAATTTATTTGGTCTTACCCAGCCGAATCGATATCTCAGAGAAAATACGCTCTATATCTTGCCTAAAGTACTTATACAATTGATAAGAAAAAACTATGCCATTGATATTATTGGAAACGACTGTCTTCTCCTTAATCCCTAGCACGTTCCCTAGTTTTTCTCTCAACCCAGCCTTCATCTTACCGCCAGCCAAGGTCATAGGGGAATAAAGATATAATATTATGAATATGAATTTTTTCCTTTGCGGTACATTCCCTTTAGGGATTGGCTTTCCTCCGAGGGCTATCTCCTTGAACCACTCATATAGGGTATCGATCATACCCAAGTCGGTTAACACAGGTTTAGCGATCTCCGATTCACGCTCAGAGAGTCTGTACTTTTGCTCACGAATGGATTTGAGCTCAAAAATATTTGAAAACATATTTTCGTAACTTTAAGTTACGCACCTGTCCCGCAAATATAATGAATAATATACATGACGGCTACACTGTATCCATAAAATATGTTATTGATCATAATTGGGAGTTGAGAAGGAAAAACGTTATATTTGTCACGATGGAGAATTAAGACATCAAAAATCCTATAAAAAAACGCCTTTTACGTGTATTTTTACGTGTAGTAACAAAAACAGCCTTGACAATCAGCAGATTACCAAGGCTGTTGTGGAGATGGAGAGATTCGAACTCTCGTCCAAACGAGGAATTAATTTGCTTTCTACATGTTTATCTTCGCCTTCATTGTCGGGGAAGAGCAAGACCGAAGCCACCCACTCATCCCTTATCCTCTAAAGTTTCGCCTGAGACCCGAGGCTTATCTCAAACTATCTCCGATATTGCTGCACCACCTGATCGGAACGCTTCGGAGCCACAGCATCCGGGTGATGTCACGTCCCCGCAACTTTTGCAGGGATTAAGCTTGAATCTACT